TCGCCGACGCGAACGATACCTTCGCGGCTGATGCTTACGTAACGCTCGTGGAAATCCGAGAGGCGTAGATGGCGAGGCGGTTTGACGGAAGTAACCACAGCGTATGGCGCACGACTGATCTACCTGCGTGGGATGCTTGCACGCTCATGGCGTGGGCCTACATCTCCGTAGACCGTGCCGCAGACTCTTACATCTTTCAGTGGTGCAACGCTAGCAGCACGAACGGCTCCTACTGTGGCATCAACTCCACACGACAGCTTTTCGTTGAAGAGAACACGAATCGGACGACTGGCTCAACGCTGGCCGTAGGGACTTGGTACCACATCGCAATGGCTACCGGCCCTAGCAACGTGACGGTTTACCTGAACGGCGTGCAGGATGCTCAGCGGGCGAGCGGTACGTTTACTCCGGCATTTCTGCAATGGGGTGGTGGGACGGGATTCTTAAATGGAAATGTCTCCGCGCTCAAGGCATTCACCGTCGAGATGACTGCGACCCAGATCACGCAGGAGATGCGATCTGTTCGACCGCTGGGCGGCTCCGTTCATGGGTTCTGGCCGAGCATCCTGCATACCGACCTCGCGGACCTGAATGGAAACGGGCGCACGCTGACGTTGAACGGAACCCAACTTACCGAAGACGGTCCTCCCGTCGGATGGGGCGCGTCACCTTACATCAGCGACGCAGGACTGTCTGGACCAGTAGGATATTCTTTTCCCGCAATTTATATGTAGGAGGTTTATGGACAAGGGCAGACACAACGAGGACTTAGAAAAAAGTCGTGAACGTATTCTTAAGGGAAGCTCATGGAAAGATCTTTCAACTATCTGGCTGTTCCCCGCAGGAAAAACCATTCCTACTAAAGTAGTGCTTAGCTGGTTGAATCTTTTCGGTGCGCCAAATGGAAGAATGTATAAGATGGCTACCATCGACATGGAAGTAGGAGAAGCCTATAGTTCATCTATAGAACAGATCCTAGCTAATCCCACTCTGGCAAGCTGCAAATATCTTCTCACCGTAGAGCATGATAACATTCCTCCGGCTGATGGTCTACTAAAACTTCAGAAACGTATGGAAGCGCATCCAGAGTTCGCCTGTATAGGCGGTCTATACTGGACTAAGGGAGAGGAAGGCGTGCCTCAGATTTGGGGCGACCCGAAAGATCCCACCTTGAACTTCCGTCCGCAACCGCCAGTTGCTGGGCAACTAGTGGAATGTTGTGGAACCGGCATGGGTTTCAATCTTTGGCGTGTTGATATGTTCAAAGACGGACGGCTCCGCCGTCCGTGGTTTAGAACAATAGCTTCCGTAACCGAAGGAATAGGTACTCAAGACCTATACTTCTGGGGAGATGCCCGTAAGTACGGTTATCGTTGCGCTATCGATTGTGACGTCCTAGTTGGACATTACGACCTTAACACGGATATAGTGTGGTAAAGAATATGAAGAAGAAGAAGCTCCTTAAAGAAGAAACCTCCCTTAAACTAGACCTAGGTTGCGGAATTAATAAACGTGTAGGTTTTGTTGGAATAGATATCCTATCCCTTCCTGGGGTAGATCAGGTGGTAGATCTTACTAAGAAATGGCCGTGGAAAGATGGAACAGTTGACGAAGTCAACTGTTCCCATACAGTAGAGCATTTCACATGGCCTGAAAGGGTACACTTCTTTAATGAACTCTACCGGGTGCTATGCCCAAAGGGCGTAGCAACCATCACCACTCCCCATTGGTCACACGCCTGTTTCTATGGAGATCCTACCCATAAGGCTCCTCTTTCAGAATGGTATGCTTTCTATCTGAATAAAGAGTGGCGAAAAACTCAAGCACCTCATGCCCCTTATACTTGTGATTTTGATTGGACGTTTGCTGGCAGTTGGGATCCTTGGCTTGAATCCAAGAATCAAGAATTTAAACAGTATGCCATGAATCGTAATGTGAACTCTTGGCGAGATCTTATCGTTACCCTCACAAAGAAAGAGTAAAAGATGAGCGATATCGACAATCCCAATACCGCAAAATTCGCCGAGGATAAACTCCTTTCATGGCTTCGAGTAAAATTTGGAGAAGGCATGGCTGTCCTTAAGAAGGAGCGTGCCTTTGAGCAGCTACCGGACGCAGTCCGGTATCTGGAGGGTAAGCACCAGACCTCAAAAAATAAATCCATCTCCGGAGTCTGGACGAACCGCCTCCGGAAGATAGCCCTAGAAACCGTCGCCACTATGACGGATGTTCGTCCGATCTGGAATTATGAAACATACGTGGACGAGTACAAACCCCAAGGGGGCGTGCTAAACAAGCTCGCCCGCGCATGGTGGAAGAACACAAATGCTGATTCTCGTCTTGCTTCTATTCTTCTCTATGCTTGTGCTGGTGGATCTGGCTATGGCCTTCTTACATGGAACAAAGACCTAAACCTAGGAGAGGGAGATCTAGAACTAGTCCCCTTTGACCCTCGGGATGTTATCCCGGTGGACCCCATTTACAGTGACGATATCCAAGATTGGCGAGGCGTAATTCTCCGGCAGCGCCTACCGGTAGAATCAGTAAAAAGGATGTTCCCCTCTAAGGCGCAGCACATCATAGGGAAAGAGCTATCTTGGGCTCCTGTACAAACAGATAAGAACTCCCGTGTCGATGCTGTAGTCTCCCCTCTATGGGAGAGCATTGACATGAGGAAGAACCTCAATGACATTCCCGGAGTAGACGTAATGCGCGCCTACCTGAAGGATGACTCTCTTAACCTCACGGACGCTCCCATCACCATGGGTGAAGGCGAGTGGTCCTACGTAGTCTACCCCATGGGAGGTAACGATGAGCAAGGGACGCCGATCACTCGTGAAAAAGCGAAACTCTATCCTCGCGGAAGACTCCTCATCTTTACTCCCGAAGCAATCCTACGCGACATCCCCAACCCCCATTGGCACGGACTCTTCCCCGTTATCCGCTTCACCCTTGATCCCCTTCCGTGGTCGCTCCTTGGTACGTCCCTTATCGGTGACCTTATTCCCCTACAGGATGCCCTCAACCAAGCGCTTCGCGGGAGCGAAGACGGTCTACGTCAATGGGTCCAAAGGAGCGTAGCCGCTGATAAGAGGTCTATGCCTAAGAGCGCCCTTGACGCTCTTGACACGCGCATGGGTGGCCTGAAGCTCCATTACAACACCTCCGCTGGTGAGCCCTTTAAGATCATTGATGGTCCTGCTCCTATGGTCTTCTCTATCTATGAAAAACTCATCGAAGTTCTGAAGAGCGAGATGGAAGACGTAGCTGGTATGAGAGGAGTTACACAACTTGCCCAAATGGGACAAATGCCTTCGAGCGACACCCTTGAGAAGTACATGGAAGCTCTCTCACCTATCTTGCGTCTACGAGCCAGACAGATGGAAATCTCTCTTTCTCGTCTTGCGCACCTCATCAAGGTCGGCTTCTTCCAGTGGTACTCCGCACCCAGAAGGATCGAACTCCTTGGAAAAGACGGACTAACCCGAGAGGATTTCGACTACGATCCCGCCCAGATGACGCCCGCTGGCGAGGGACATCGCGCTACACGCGCCCTGAAACACCAGAAACTCTTCTCCTTCCAAGTGGCCCCTAACAGTTGGCTTAACGTATCCCACACCACTCAGAAGATGATGAACCTACAACTGCTCAGAGAACAGTTGATGGACCCGTGGACTATCTGGGCCAACTTCGACATTCCGGACGTAGGACCGTCTCCCGCCGAGACGGTCCCTGAAAGAATCAAGATTGCCAAAGAAAGAGGGCTCATGCAAGGTCCGACACCCGAACTGGTCGCTGCACAGTTGCAATTGCAGTTGCAACAAGTCCAACTGCAACAACTCCAGATTCAAGCCCAAATCGCCCAGATGCAGAACCCGCAACCCGCCCCCCCTGCCCCCGGTGCCCCTCCCGGTCCGGGCGGCGCGGCAGCGCCTCCGTCCCCAGCACCTCCGGGGCCTGGAGGCCCCGGAGCAAGCGGCCCAAAAGGGAAGGGGCCGGGAAGGCCCCCTAGTGGAGCTATAGCGCCACACTTTG